GAGGTTCTACAATGAGCCGGGTGAGTGGTCGGCAACTGGCGTGCCGTGGGGCTATGCCCGTGACTGTTTCATTGCCGCAGCGGGCGACGCCCTGCTTGCCCTGTGCCCTGCGGGTGAAGAACCCTTGAGCGCCCTCGGCTACAACAGGTACAACCTGAACTACGAAGACCGTATACGGTTCGAGCATGAGTGCATCCGCTTCTACTGCGACATGCTCCCGCACTTGCGGTTCCCCGTGTCCTATGAACTCGCCAACCGTGCGGGCTCCCTGTTCATCGCCTCCCGGTGCGGCACGGGCCTTGACTTCATTGATGAGGACAAGCGGTTCGGCGGGTACGACAAGGCCCGGCTGTTCACCGAGATGGCCCGGACGTATGAAGCCCTTGTCGTCTTTCCCTCTGGGTGGACGTTCTCCATCCTCTGGAATGGGGGGGTGCAGCAATGAGGTCGATAGGCCACCATGAGGCGATGGCGGAACTCGTGCGCCAGCACGACAGGGAGCGGCCCTATGCCCCGGAGAACGGGCATCCCCTTGCCTTCGCTCCGGGCGACAGGGTGACGTTCGTCAATGACTACGGCGTGCGCTTTCCGGGGCATGTCGTGGTTCGCATCATGCAGAGGGATGAAGATGAATGGCTCTACTGCGCAGGCCGCAGGTACTTCATCGACAGCGACAGCCCTTGGTTCCCCGTGTGTGAAGAAAACCTTTTGCCGGAATAAGGAGAGAAGAGATGTACGAAGTCACAAGAACTTACAAGGTGTACTCGATTGACGAACTGCCTGAGAAGATGAAGGACAAGGCTCGTGCCCTGTTTCGTGACGACCTCGTAAACCAAGCCCTCAGCGATGCGCAGGACGACATCTATTGGGATTATATGCCCGATGAGTTCGGCATGAAGATGAACTTGAAGGAGGGCCTGTACTTCGATTTGTATTATAACACCGTGTCGTTCGTCGCCTACCCCGTGGACTACCTCACCCTGTATGAAGAGTTCCTTCTCCCCCGGATGCGGGCGTGGCGGGTGCCGCCCACCCCGTGGGCCGAGAAGTATATCCGGCACATCATCAAGGCCGGGTGGGGATGCTTCACTTGGAAGATTGAACACGGGCGGCTTGGGCTCAAGGACTACGCCCATGTCGTTGCCGAGTACGACGACAGCCACCCCGTTGCCGAGTTCAGGCAATCGCGGCTGGAAGCTCAGGCGGATGAGGCGCTGCGCCAAGTGTGCCGCGCCTTCGAGGAACTCGGTGCCGATATGATCGGTGCCGTCCTGAAGATGTTGAAGACTATCCGTAACGATGCGGAACAGGATTCCTATGTGGATGAGTTCTTTAATTTCAATGATTACGAATTTGAGGTTGACGAAGACGGTTGCTTTGTGGGGGTACACTGATGAGCTACGCCATGATTCCCGATGACAGCATCAACTACGAAGAGGGCGCTATCCTTTGTGACTTCGACGACATCATCATTCTGGTGCCGGATCACTACGGGCAGTACATGCTTCAGGAATTGGTGTGCCGCTACACCATCAAGGGAGTGGAAGAGGAGGCGCTCTCCATTGCGGCGGACGGCCCGGACAACCCGCACTATCTGGAAGTCTGGGATGAGATTGTGGATAACGGATACATCGAGGTGGACGGCAAGCGGTTCAACCTCTGGGTAGGGGAGAGCGACATTTGCGCCGTGCGTGAAGGCTCCAACTTTGAAAAGTATTTAGGTATGTAAAGGAGAGATGTTATGGATAAGAGCTACGTTACCTTGGCGACGAAGTATTGCCCCATGTGCGGGGAGGAATGGGAGACGGGCGAGATTCTTATGGACAGGCAGTTGAAGAACAGGTTCGACCGCCACACCATGACCGGGATTGCTTTGTGCGAGGAACACGCGGCGCTCTAGCGGGAGCGTGACCTCATCCTGATCATGGAGGGTGTCGATGAGGGCAAGGCGTGCTCCGGGAATGCCCTGATGATTCCCCGCGACCTTTGCCATAGCTTGCTGAAGCACCTCTTCGCCAAGGCTGAGGACATCCCGCAGTCGTTCGTCACTGAGCCGGAAGGGTACAAGATGATCCTCAATGTCGCTGAGGCAATCAGGGACAGTGCGGAATCCAAGGACTAACAGCAATCAGCACGATGCCGGGCCGTGCCTGCTGAAAGGGCGCGGCCCTTTTCATAAACCTGAAAGGAGAGAACCATGAACAACATTGAAGAACGCCGACTTGTGAACGATGCCGCCATCAATGACCTCACCGAAGAGGAACGCAACAATCCCACTGAAGCTATCTTCACCAACTTTCTCAACAAAGACTGGCCCAAGCTGGAACAGTTCCTGCGGGATAACCTTGGGGGCATGAGCCACATTATCTTCAACGTGAACGCCGGGTTCGACAAGAAGGAAAACGAGGAGAAGAATCCGGGGCACTGCCTGTTCGCCGTTATCGGCAAGGCGAACCCCAACGCCCTGTTCTCCGCAACGATGGCCTCCCTTGAGGCTGCCTCCAAGAGCATGGCTACGCTGATGCAGGACAGTGGCGAAGACTACGAGGTTCTGAGGACTGTTTTCTATATGGTGCTTATGCAGACAATCATTGACAAGATGAGGGAACTCGGTGTGGAGGAAGATGCCATCGTGATGGGGATTAAGGAAGTCCTGCATGGGGATGAGTTCGAGACCGCGGAACCGGATGAAAATCAGGTCTGGCAGTAACATGGACGGGGGGCGCAAGCCCCCCTTGTTGGAGGTGCAGTATGGCAGATGAAGCAAAGGTGAAGCTGTTCGCAACGCACATGCTGAACATGGCTATGTCCATTGCCCATGATGAATTGCCGAGGGAGTACGGCTATGCCCCCTCGGAATCCAAGGACTACATAGACCCAAGGGATATGGAGATTGCCCTTGAAGAAGCGAGGGAGTTCGCTCACCACATGCAGCAATGCGGGCTCGACATGGATAGCTGGAGCCCCCAAACCCTGATGCTTGCGGGCCTCTCCTTCTGGTGCGTGCGCAACGGGTACGGCACCTCGTTCTCAGGATACCCCATGCACTTCTCGAACAGCGACGCCCGTGCGCTTGAGAACATTTCCTTCCTCTTCCCCGCAGTCTTCCCCTACATGAGCGATGGCAAGGTACGAATCTACTAGGAGATAGTGAGATGAGCAGCGAGATTGTGATGTTTGATGCTGGCGAATTGTTTACGAAGAACCCTTCGGGCGTGAAGCTCCCCGGCTGGTCTGAACCGAGCGCCTTCACCCCGGCAATCAATCCCTACTACCACTTCCCCGCATGGTCTGTGGATGTCGTCATGTGGATCATCCATGTGCGGGAACCCCTGTTCCTCTTCGGCCCGACCGGGTGCGGCAAGACGACCTGCATTAAGCAGGTGGTGGCGAAGCTCAACTACCCCGTCTATGAAATCACCGGGCACAGCAGGTTGGAGTTCCCCGACCTCGTGGGGCATCATGTCGTGATTGATGGGGATATGTCCTACGAGTACGGCCCGTTGGCTAAGGCCATGCGGGATGGCGGGCTCTTCCTTCTCAACGAGATTGACTTGCTCGACCCGTCCACAGCCGCAGGCTTGAACTCCATCCTTGACGGAAGTCCGCTTGTCATCCCGGAGAACGGGGGCGAGATCATCAAGCCAAGCCCCATGTTCCGGTTTGCCTGCACTGCGAACTCGAACGGCAACGGCGACGAGACGGGCATGTATCAGGGCGTCCTGCGCCAGAACATGGCCCTGCTCGACCGCATGATGGCGGTCAGGGCGGACTACCTCTCGCCTGATATTGAAGAGTCCCTTCTCCAGTATGCCGTGCCGCAACTGCCCAAGGAACTGGTCGGCAAGATGGTGCAGTATGCCGGGGCAGTGCGGAACCTGTTCGTCGGGAAGGAAACGAACGGCATAG